TTTTAAAACATCTGCAAAAGTTACTTTGCCATCTTTGTTTAAATCAGGAAAAGATTTTTTCTTTTTCTTTTTCTTTGCTCCAAAAGCTTTTTCTATTTTTTTAACGTTTGAACCAATTCTAAAATTTTGTCTGTAATCTTTTCTCATTATTTTTTGCCTCCGTTTCTAAAAATCTGTGTACCCTTTATACCATATATGCTCGCAACGACAAGTATCCACAAATTTGTGAACCATGACGGCAGCTGCTGGAACTGGTCAAAGAACTCTTTTATCTTTGCAGAGGCACCCGGATCGTCCGAGAAGACCCCCCAGGCAATCACTAATATCGGCAGCGTTAACACGACCAACACGAACTCGTCTTTCCAGTCCGATTGTCTAGCTTCTAATAATTTGCCTTGGTACTCGCTCTCTCCTCTAGCCATTTTAGAGGCATGCATGTGTTGTGCGTCAGCCATCGCCATCTTTGTCTCTTGTTTTTTCTTATAGATGTGCGTTGCTGCGTTTAATCCCAGCTTTAGTGCACTAAACCAAACCATATTAGTATGCTTTAGAGTTTCTTTTCTTTTCTGCCAACATTCTTTTCTGACCGCCAACTGGCATTTCAGGTTTTCCTGTAGCAATATAATTAAAAGCTTGGTCAGCAGTAGTTTTAGATCTAGGATCTACTTCAATACTTTGCTCTGCAACCTTAACTTCTTTTATTTTATCTAGTTTTTGCATTTTTTTGCTCCTTTTTATTAATTATCGTCTATCATAACTTGCGCTTGTTGTACACCAGTCTTCGCAAGGCTTACTCCAGCACGTAATTTTGCTAAATCTTCGTTTTGTTCAAGTTTATCTTCGGCAATTTGACCTGCTTGAACTAATTTTGCTCTGTTTAACTCCATTTGAGCCATGTCAGAGTCTTTTTTACGTTGATTTTCCATTGCACGAAGGTCAACTTCTCTAGATTTTAGTTTTAAAAGAGGATCAGAGTCAAATTGTGACGTAATTTCTTTTTCTTCTTTAGCAAAATCAGTTGTCATCTCTGCAATTAACACAGATTTTCTTGCTTCAACGTCTTGACTTATTTTTTGAAGCTGTTGAACAGCCATTGGATCTTGTTGAGCTTGGACTTGTAGCATTTGAGCTTGTCTTAATTCTTCTGCAAACTCTAATTCTACCTGTTCTTGCGCCATAAGACTAATATGTTCTAAAATATTTTTTTGTATTGCAGCCATAATTGGTGGATTGTTTCTAACCATGTTAGTTGACATAAAAGTTAGGTGAGCTGTTATGTGTGCTTGGTGATCTTGACCTCTAAACGCTTGAAAAGGTTTGCCTCCAAGGGCACTTATGTGTTCTAAACTTGGGTCCATTGGTTGAACAGGGGCTGGTGGAGGTAAAACTTGATCTATATCTTTTACACCAAGCGCTTCATACATTTTTCTATACGCTCCGTATAGATTATGTATCTGTGGATTAGACGTTGCAAGTTGTAACTCGGTCTGTGCCATTGTAATTCTTTGTGCCATAGAAAATATGTTAGGATCTGCAACAGGTAGAATGTCTACTCTATCATCAAAATCCATTTGTTTTATCTCTCTTGAAGCACCAACAACATCGTACGGATAAACTGGTGGTAAATAAGTTTTAAATACTTTTGCTAATAATTTAAATTCTGATCTCATTGCTGTGTACAATCTTTTGTGTATTGCAGACATAACTCTTGAACCACGTTCTAGTAATGCAACTGTTGTACCAACAGCTGCTTGTTGATTACCATCACCTACTTGCATGTCAGCAATTGCTGCAAATCTTTGACCTGCTCCAACGACTATGCCCATTAATTGTAATAAAGTTCCTGATGGTTCTTTGTAAGGCAAAGGAAAGAATGCGTCTCTTAAATTACCACCCGGTGCATCTACATCTTTAAATTCACCTGGTTGTATAGGAGCTGCCTCATCTCTTACTCTGACACCTCTTTGTTTAAATCCTGCAGGTAAATTAGACAGTGTTCCTGCATCTAATAATTGACGGAGAGCAGCCGTTGCGGTTCTGCTCAATCCGCCAATCATGTGAATTAATCCAAAGCCATAAAATCCTAGACCTGGTAGAAATTTGAAGTGAACAAAATATTGAATTTTATTTCTCTTTGGATCTGTTGGTTGATAGTTACGTCTAACGGATAGAACTTGTTTTGAACCTTCATCCACTGTAACTATATATGGTAATTTTATTCCTGTAGGATTTAACTCATCATCTTTATCTTCAAATCCTTCAAGATCTAAATTTACATGGCACTCTAATAAATTATAAACAGATTCTTGTCTGCCAACTTTTTTTGTGCCATCTAATTCTTTTTCTTTTTTTTCTACTTCATCTTTAGTTGTATTACTAGGTGGGCCTAAATCTACATCAGAGTAAAAACCATTAACTTGTTGTTTTCTTAAATCGTTCTCTGAAATTTTTATTGTGTGAATTATTGCTTCTGCATCTGTCAAAGAAGTTGCATCATATGGTACAACTAGATCATCAGCAGGAACAAATTTAGATACAGCTCTTCCTAATAAATCATCGTAATAAACTTTTTTAAACGTAGATCCTGCGAGTGGTAGATGAAATAACATTTGATCAAACTCTGGTTCATACTCTTCCATTTTTTCCATCAACTCATAGTTCATGTAATTCTTAACACGTTGTGCTTGTGACTCTTTTGTTTGATCGGGCTTGCCAACTATTTGTGTTCTTACAGGTCCCTCAGCAGGTAATAATTCTTTGTAAGCTCCGGCTTGAAATTGTGTTACTGCCTCTGCTAATACTGGGTGTGTCGCGCCGCTCGCTCCTTGAAAAGGTTCTGTTCTGTTTTCATATTTAAATCCTAAAAGATCTAAACCAGTTGTATAAGATTGTTCCCAATCTCTTCTAGAAGATTTGTAGTCTTGATAATTTTGAGCTAACTCATTTCCTATTGGTTCTAAAACATCGTCTGGTAATAGTTCTGCTAAATTATCAAAGTGACCGGGTGTGCCTTCTATGTTAACTTTGCTTGGATCAAAGTTTACCTCTACACTACCATCCTCTAACGGATTTACTTCTACTCCAGGGTCAGCAGCTTGTTCTGCTTTTTCTTCTTGAATTTCTATCTCTTCTTGAGGATCAACCTCGATAGATGTTTTTACGTTTGGTAACGTTTTGTCTATATCTGCCATTTGTATTCTCCAGGTTAGCTGTTTTAACTTGTTTTAAGGGAACATTCAACCCTTGTGGATTAGGCCCTCTTTTAGGGGGTATTGTTCTAGTTAATCTTTTGATCATTTTTTAGTTAATGAGGATTCTTCTATAATTTCTTTTTGAATAATTTCATCTATGGCATCAGCTCCTGCTTCTGTGCCATCTTGATCAAACTCTACTTTATACTCTTCATATTCAGCAGCCTCGCTGACACCTTTTTGTGCCTCTACATCAACGTCTTGTTTAGGAGCTTTATATTCCATAACAGTTCTATCTTCTATGACATCATAACTACCCTCTTCATATGATCTTCCACCTATTTTATCTTTTGTAATTTGCATATCACCTGTTGTAATATCTTCTGTTAACGTATACTCGTCACCGTTTTTACCTGTATAAGAATATTCATTTATTCTTTCTGCTGGTCCTATTTTTGATTGTTTTCCAAGAAGTTTAATTTTGCTTGCAAGATCAAAGAAATAGGTTGGAGCTTCAGAACGTGTTGCACTTTCAAATGGAACTTTTGCAACTGGTGCTACTGGAGCAGCAACGTCTCCTCCAATACCTAAAAGTTTAGCCATAGCAACAGTTGCACCAGCACCAGTCATTTGTAAAAACTCTCTTCTATTCATACCTTTGCTACTTAAAACTTCATCAACTTCTTTTTCTAATAAATCTTTTGTAACATTATCTTTTGGTAAACCTCTGTCTTTTGCATACGCTTTTAATAATTTAACACCAGGAAATATTGGTGCTGCAACTTCTATACCAAGACCAACTGTGTCTGCTAAAATTTTTGGACCAACTGTAGATCTTCTGTCTTTTTGTTTTTGTTCTTCTTTTTCTATAAGTTCTGCTAAACCAGATGCTTTTTCTATTCCTGTTGGTGTTATGTTTTTTAAAAAATTCATAAACAAACCTTGTCCTTCTATATTTGTTGGAGGTATTTCATCGTAATCTCTAACGTAATAATTACCTCCGCCAGTAACTTTAAAAGCTGGTTTTGTCATAAGGTCACTTGCAAGTTCACCTAATGCAGGAAGTAATCTTCCGGCAAACTCGCCAACACGAATACCCGATCTTAATAATACATCTGCATAGTATGGAATATTTCTTGGATCAATTATATCATTTACAAGTTCTATGGGGTTCATAGTTTCCTTATAAGTTTGTGCTTTTGGTAATTCTGTTTCTGGATTTAAAAAATAAAATTCTAATTCTTTTGCAAAAGTATCATCAGCTCCAGCTGCACCACCACCATTAAAATCTACTCTTGGCATTGAAGATAACTCTATAGGTCCTCCGTCAGCTTTAGTTACTTTTCCTAAACCCTCTCTTTCTGCCATACCCATAACTTCAGATGTTCCAAATTCTAATTTTTCAATAAAATCATTAATAATTTCTTGAGGAAAATTTGCACCTCTTGGTCCATAAAATTCTTTAATTTGTAAAATTTTTTGATCAATTATATTTTGACCAAACTCTTCTTTTTCTCCTAAAGTTAAATCACTGTAACTTGTTGCATTTGGATTTATAAGATCAATGTTTCCTATTATAAATCTTTTATCAACTCCTGACATGTCAACGTTAAAATTTTCTGCTGTAAGTTTCTCTCCCACTTTAGGAACTTTAAGATTTAATTTACCAATCACCTCTTTATGAAAAGGCAAATCGTCCACTGCTTCACCAGCTTTTTCAACAACACTGTTGTAGTAATTATCTAATTCTTTAGAAAGTTTAGTTACCTCTTTAATATTGTTTTTAGTAATTTTTTTATTATAAAATTTATCTAATCCTTTTAATGTTTTTTCTAATGTTCCAGAGGTTCTCATTAAAGTGTCATAATTAATTTCTTTACCTTGCCAAGTTTGATTTTGTATATTAAAAATTTTTTTAGCAAGCTCTGGATTATTTAACATTTTAATTTTTTCAGTTAATGCAACTGGCACAGGATTGTGTCCAAATTCTGCAACAGAGTTTGGTAAATACAAATCTTCGTTTAATAAAGTTCGTGTAAAAGATTTATTAATTTGAGATTGTAAATTTATATAATCAGCACCCTCTATTTTTTTTCTTACATTAAGATTCTCAGTGCTTTTCTTTTTTAAACTTCCACTGTAACTTCTAGATTCATAATTTCTCATTTTATTTTTAGAGTAATCTTTTAGTGCATCAATAACTTCTTGACCTATAAATCCTTTTCTACCACCAGGTAGATCTTTATATTCTAATCCTTGGTCTTGTAATAGTTCCATAAAAAAATTATCTTTTCTTTTATCTACGTCTCTTGTGACACCAACAATATCTTGTAATTCTTTTCTATTATAAACTTTATTTAAATCTAATTTTAATTCTTTAACTCTATTGTCTAAAACATTAGGACTTGTTCTTAATGTATTTGTTAAAGCATTTAAATCTAAAGGGACTTTAGATTGAGGGATATTAGATTCTAATGATATACCTGCCGCATCAAATTTAAAACCTTTTCTTTTGGCAGCGTTTACAATTTGTGTGTAAACATTATTTAATTGTTTTTTATCTGTAACACCTGTTAAGTCAGAAACCGTTTGTTTTAAATTACCTCCATATTGTTCTTTAGAAAGTTTATTTATATTTTCAAAAAAACCCTCTCTGCCATATTCCCTGTTTTGTACAGCTTCTTTTAAAAGTTCTAAACCAATGGTTTCTGTAAAATCTGGTCCTTTAGGTGGTGGCTTACCACTTCCTGGAGTTTTATCTTCTGATGGTATTAGATCTTTTTGATTTTCTTCATCCTTACTAAAAAATATATCAGAAAGTCTTTTAGCTCCAAGACTAATACCTGCAGGTAAAATAAATCCTCCAGGAACATCTAATAGTTTTGGTTCATCTGACATAATGTCAGTGCCTCTTTCTGGAAACACAGGATTAAGAGTCATAACGTTTGTACCAGCTTGTAAATTAACTCTACCACCCTTAGCATTTGGTTTTCTAAATGCTACATCAAAATCTTCTAACGTTTCTGCAGGAAGTTCTTTACCTTCTATAATATCAAAACGTTTTGGTCTTAAAAAACTATCAGGTGCTTGATCCATTTCTGTTGTTGCATCAGCTAATAAAACTTCGTTTAATTGAAGTTTATTACCACCCTCTGTTTTTTTCTCAGGGTTCTCCCTATTAAATCTATTAAATAATTCTATCTCTTGGACATCGGGTCTAACCGGTGGCTGTGGTGCGTCGCTTGCCTTAAACACACCCGGTATATCTAAAAGTTTTTGAAACTCATCAGTGTTTAACGCAAGTTTATTACCAAGACTTGTATCTTCGTCATCTATAAAAGTATTTTGTATGGGGTCAAATATATAAGCCATTAAAATTTAAATCCTAATCCAAGGTAAGCTCTATAATCATCTAAGTTAAGAGGATTTGCTTCAACTATACCTTTTAAAAATTGGTTATCACCCAAATCTTTTTCTATGTTATATCCTAATAAAGCATTTCTGTCAGGAGATAATGCATCAGTTATACTACCTGTAACCTCACCGCCTGCAAATGGATAAGAACCAGAAAGAGATAAATTAGGTGTTTGCCCACCTTCTAATATTTCCTTTGCAATTGAAGCTTTTAATATACCGTCTCCAATATTTGTTTGATAGCCAATCTCTGGTTTAAGTGACTCTTGTGTAACAAATGTATTACCATCGTCATATATATCGCTATATTTTAATTGACCACCTAATGTAAAATCTCCAACAGGTATGCTTTTATTTATATCCAATTCACGTGTCGTATAGTCTGGAAAATTTGTTACAGCAGCCTTGATACCATCTTGATCAAAGGCTAACCTATTTTTTCTATCTACAATATCATCTCCTACTACATTTACATCAGACGATAATGTAAGTGGTCCTATGGGAACATCCCCTCTAATATTAAAAATATTTTTTTCTAAATCAGGGCTAGTTATATCTACAAATTCTGTATCTAAAGCACCACTAGTAACACCTTCTCCAAGAGTATCTATATTTCTACTTATAGTTAGTGCATCGTTAAGTAAATTAATATCTCCTGTAATTTGAGCATCATCAATTACTTCTTTTAATTTTTCTTTATCTACAAAACCTTGATTATTATAAATGTTTTTATCTGGGTGTTGAAATTGAAAAGCAAGTAAGTTGTTATTAAATAAATCAACAGCTTTTATTTTTGGCGGTTTTCTCATAAACGGCGAACCAAATCCAATACCACGGTCTACAGGTTTTGGAAAAAATCTTTTTTCTAACGCTTTTATGTTTTCAATATTTTTTTGATATTGTGTTTTGGTATCTATAGGAAATTTTTTTGATAAAAATTTATTTATTTCTTTTTCAACTGTAGTATCAGGGACAATAGGCGACGTACCAACTTTTTTTAAAAAAGAAAGATTATTGGATTTATTATCATCTCGTCCATAAACTTGTTGTGTGCCTGCGCCTTTATATTGTTGACTTGCCTTTTGATAGTCTTGTTTACTCATTCCTCTTTGTTGAAAATCACGATCTCTACCACCTCTTTTAAAACCTGCTCTACCACCGTCTGCTAAATCTTCTTTAGGTTTAAAAGGCACAACGGTAGGATTCTCTACCACTGGTTTTGTTCTTACATATTCTCTGTAAGAATCTGGATCTACTCTTTGTAGTGAGTCTTCTAAAAATCTTACGTTCTCTCCATGAAAACCTATTCTCTCCATTAAACGTTTTGGATCGTCTATACCAAAATAACCTTGACTAGATTCTGCTTTTGGATTTTTATAAACATTTAATAATTTTAATTCTTGATCTAATTCTGCTTGCAACTCTACAGGATGTAAATAATCTGTTGCAGATTTAGGTCCCTCTTTTACAATAGGTTCTATTTTATTTCTCTCTAGCCAAGAGAACACATCTTCACCCTCGTTGTATCTCCAGTTTTCCATTTTATCGAATATGTCTTCACCAAAGTGTTTTCTCCAGATACGAACTGGGTCAGGCGCAAAGGTCATTGCACCACCGTAGTGATGTTTACCAGCTTTTAAATTTTCATAAATTGTATCATCTAATTTTATAACACCAGCCTCATGAAGTTTTGGTAAATTAAAACTACCTAGACCCCTAGCTTCAGCACTCATAGGGCCATATGCTTTACCATAATATAATTTAGCTAATCTTGCTTCTTGCTCTGGTGTTTTTTTAATAGGTGCAAAAATATCGTCTAATTCCGTTTTACCTTGATCTGCTTTCTTTTTCAAATCGTCGGTTAATTTCATCATTCTTTCTAATGCGCCTTTTAATGTTAATTCTTCTATTGGTCTATCTGATGTTGCAGAGTCATAGACCTCATCTAATTTTTTACCTTCATCTAAGATACCTTTTTCTAATTTATTTTTTTCTGCAACAGTTCTTCTGTAAACACCAAGGTTATATAGAATATTATCTTTTTGTCCTTGTGATAATCTTACATCAGGATTGTCTTTTAAAAACTGTATGACTTTTTCAAATCTATCTACAAAGTCCTCGGAGTATTCTTTAACATACATGTACCGTCTATCACGGCCCACGTTTCTAATTGAGAATGGAGTAAATCTAGTGGCATCTGTTAGTTTAGAATTTATTAAAGCATAATCACCAGCTTCTTGTTTTGTAAGTTTACGACCTATAAATTCTATACCTTCTGCTGTATCTACAATACCTCCACCTTTTGGTTTTGGTTGTCTGTTTGCTAGTTCTGCTAATAATTTTATTAAATCATCCATTAATAATACACTCGTTTACGTTCAACTTTTTTATCATCCACATAGTCCTCTGGGTGACCGATTAAGCCTCCTTGTCTAAATCGCATGATTGCCTGCGTAGTAGAGTCTACTAAATCATCATGATCGCCATATGGGAAAGCCGCACATTCCTCAATGACCTCTTCTGCAAATTTTTGCTCAGGAGCCCATATCATACCAGATTCGAACAAAGGTGCAACCGAGTTTACTCTGGCGTGCTTGTCGTTTCCTTTTGATGGTGTAAAGTTTACAACAGGTATGTCCATGTTCCGTAATTCGTAAGTCAAGGGCAAACCACTGGCTTTTGCCTCTACAATTACAGATTCTGGTTTCCAATAATCGTATTGCTCCAACGCCAGTCTTCTAAGCTCTGGAAACTCATACCTACCTTTTATGGCATCTAATAATATTAAATTAGCACCTGAGTCTTCGTCAGGATAAAATATACCCCATGTCGTTATCGCACTGTAATCGGCTGTTTCTTTTTTTAAAAATGCTGTGTCGTAAGATTGTATTACATGATGTAATTGTGGTATCTCTTCATCTGTATACGTTCTCCACCATTCTCGTTTTAATATTGCACCTTCTTCACTAGTTGGTGACTGCATCCACTGCGCATTCCATTTAGCGACTGGCAGCGTTGCTTGCACCTTTTCTAACTCGTCTAGCTTCCAATACTCTGGCCACACTGGTCTGGGCTTTGTTCCGTGGTCCATGATTGCCGGAAACTCGACCACGTGCCACTGATCAGCTTTAGCCTCGCTTTGATTCTTGATCAACATACCTGTTAAATCTTTTGTAGACCAACGTGTCATAACCAAAACTATCTTACCGCCAGGTTGTAAACGCTGACGGGGACCTGATGTATACCACTCGTAGGCTCCCTCTAATGCAGTCTTAGACATTGCATCTTGCTCGGAATGTGGGTCATCAATAATTAATAAATCTGCACCACGACCCGTGATTGCACCGCCTACTCCAGCTGCAAAGTATTCTCCACCTTGTGCTGTTTCCCATCGTCCTGCTGCTTTACTGTCTTCTTGTAATCTTGTTTGAAAAATTTTTGTATAATCTTCCGAGTCGATTAGGTTCTTAGCCTTACGACCGAACCTAA